GGCGCAATATAATGCCAGGGGCAAATCCGTATGGCGGAGAGGACTATTTTGTTGATGGCAATGTGACAGCGTCAGGAAAAGGGAAAAGCTGGGGGAGAAATGATAAAAGACCGTTTAAAACTTTTGCCGAAGCAACAACCGCAAGTAATACAAGTATAGCGCTTTCCGCTAACAGGTGGTGGGCGCGGCGTAACAGGATTTTTATTGCGGGTGACGATCTTGAAGAAGATATAGTATTACTCCCAGAAAAATGTGATGTCATAGGTTGCGGATCATCTGATAATTATCCGATGGCCTGCATAAGAGGAAACCATGTTCCTATTGGCAATAAGATGGGTTGTCGATTTTTCAATGTCAGATTTAGACCGGCTGCCTCAAGTGATCTATGGACGCTGGCAAGCACAACAGGTGGCGGTTTTGAGCTTTGGAATTGCCTCTTTGATGCCCACTATGAAGCATTCACGGCCCCGTCTGCAATTGATATGACTGCTGCTCAGTATGTTAAGATCATGGGATCGGATTTTCTTGGAGCATTTTCCGGTGATGTTATTGATATTGGCGCTGGTCTTATTAACGGCCTGCGTATCATAGGGAATCGTATTCTTGGAGGAGCCGACAACGGAATCGTTGCTACGGGAACCATGACTGCTGCACAGTGCCGGAATGGGCTTATCGCTGATAATTATATCCAAGTTGCCGATAAAGTCATTGATGATGGTGCGGACGGAGTTCTTTACTCTATCAATAATACCTGTGTGTCAGCAGAGAACGCAGGTGCAAGTGCTTATGTTATTACGGCAGGGTATGGGGCTAATAACGTAATTACTTGCGGTGATGGTACAGTATCTGTCCCATCATGTAATTACGGAGCGCAGTCGTAATAGCGGAGTAATAATTTGTCTATATCCGATAGAGATGTCATAATGGCAATAATCAGGGGGCTGAAATCAATAGTAGGCTCCCTGGAAACACTTTTAAAAGAGGAGAAGTCTAATGAATCCAGAAGTGGAAACCAAAGGCGATCAGCCTGAGTCTGAAAATCAGACGGTTAATGAAGAGAAATCAGAAAAAAAACCTGTAACAATGAAGCTATTAAAGCTGAAAGATTCGCAGAATCCATTGCGAAAAGGCGAACAATTCCGGTTCAAGGGTGTTATATTTGAGGTGTATGACCAGCGCCAGAGGGGTAGGGCTTTTGTCAGGATGCTTGGTATCCCGGTCTATGTTGATGAGAACGGGCGCGAGGTGATAAATGGATAAAAAAAATGAAAGAGTATGCTTGAATTGTGAGTTTATGCGACCATTAGGTATGGCTACAATAGCCGTCTTGGAAAATCTGCCTACAGGAGATTATTATACATGTTGTAAGGATGCCCCTTACAGGCATTATATAACCAAAGGCTGGCTAACATGCGGCAAATTCATGCCGAAGAAGGATATTGCGACCCCAGAGTATATCAAAGATATTGAGTTGTCTCCGCCAGATATTGGATCATTTTTCATTAATGGTAAATTAGATGAAATGAAATATGAAGAATACGACGATGGAGTTAATGCGATTGTCAGTGCGATAAACCAGATAGTTGGATGGTCAAAAGATAAACCAAACTTTTTAAAAGATATTGTTTTATCTTATCCGAAAGCCGAAAAGGAAAGGGTAGCACACTTAAGGGAACAAATGATGAATGATTCTCCTTTTAGAGGTGTCGCAGAAGAGCAAGCAAAGCCAATCAGGGATAGTTTTAAAAAGATCAAAGCTGAAGCGAGGGCGAATGAAGCACGTGAACTCGCAAACCTTATCAAAGAGCGTTATGACACCATTAATTTTCTTCGATCACAATGTGAAGAATATGGAGATCTTGACTGGCCCGACGACCTTCATCTGATAGACATCCTTGATAAGCATTTACTGTGCTACTTGGACAATATTGAACCTAAAAAGAGTGAGGCTAAGGATATCAGAGATGATTGGTTTGAGTCAGCGAACCGGGCGCTTGCCAGAGAAGCAAAAAAAGCGAATGACGAAGCCATGGACCTTTTCCTTAAAAATGAGAAAAAAGCCAGAGCCAAGCAGGCAGTCGAAAAGATCCGCAGGGATGAGCGCGAACGAATAATCAAAGAAATAGGAAAATTAAGAAGGGACAATGGCTTGTTTGGTGGGATGGATGATGTGGCGATTATTGAAAGAAATACTTGCGCTACCATTTGTGACTATGTTGAAAAGATGGGGGTCAACAATGGCTGAAGACTTCCGCAGAGACGCAACCGATAAAATGACTTTCGGAGAGATGAAGAAAACCGACATTGATAATCTGACCCTGGTTATGAATAATCAATGCAAAGAATATGTTTTCAACAGCCTGAGAGAAGCCTTAAAATGGACAAATGATGCTATGCAGGGGATATATCTCAAATTCGGTATTGATAAAGATAAAATCATTCAGCAGGCGTTAGCATACCCGGATGATCATTTTATGGTGATGCAAGTAAAAAAAGAAACAGAGCATTTATTACCAACAAAAAAATATAAACCTCAACAGCTATTGGCAATGAAGCTGTTAGATAAGCGCATGAAAGATGTTGACTTACAAGCAGAAGACAGGCAATATGATAAAAAAGAAGATCGATGGCGCACCGGCCATTATTTTTATCATCACAATGAAATCGCTTATTTTATCAGTGCGCCGTATCGAAGAAAAGGCGGGCATTACCAGACCCCGCATATAATTGTGCCGGCGTTTGGTAAGTGGTTTATTCAAAGTAACTGGATGGAACCGGTTAAGGTGGTGTCATGACAGATATATCAAGGCGATCATTTTTTAAAAAAGCGGCTATAGGAGCTGCTACTATCGTTGTATCTTCTAATTTATTAACAAAAGATAAACCTAAATTAATTCAGTATCATGACTTTAAAACAGCTTCAGGTTTATCAATGATATATAATGCACTAGGAAAACCAAAATATATTGGCGAACAGAAGTATTTAAAGGAAGATGGTTCAACTTATATAGCTATTTCAATGACTCAATGGAGTCGTATAAGCTGGGAAGAATAATAAAATAACCCCTTAACCCCACTCCACGGACTCGGGCAAGGGAAGCCAAACACGCTTAAAACAAGCCTCTTTGGTAGGAGAAATCCTATCATTGAGGCTTTTTTTATATGTGCGACATGGGAAGACTGGCCGGATGGAATAAGCTCCCGTGAGCATTAAAAAATATCGAAGACCGTAAAGTCGGCTCGATGGAGGAAAAAAAGATGCCAGATTTAATGTCAAAGGTAGCACAGGCAAAAAGGGAAGCTGAGGAAGAACTCAAGAAACAGGGAAGCGTCGATGAACCCGAAAAAAGGGGTGCCGCTGAAGAAGAAGAGATTCCCCCTGTTGTAGTTGATGACTCAGGTGATGACAAAAAACTTAAAGCATTATTGGAAGGAGAAGCAATACCGGAGGCCGAGCCCCTCAAAAAAGAAGAGATTGACGAAGGTTATAAGCATAAGTTTGAGGTCTTGCAGGCAAAATACAACAAGGAGGTTCCCAAACTACACGCTGAACTCAAAGAATTAAGAGAAAGTAACCGAACATTAAGCGCAACACTCGAAAACACAAACGCACTCATTAAGGAGTTAAAAGCTGAGAAACCTGACCCGGATACAAAAGCTAAAAAGGAGCAGCATAAAGCGACAAAGTATTCGAAATTAGACCCGGATGATTTTAACGATTACGATGATGGAATAATTAATATTATCAATACGTTAAATGGCGTTATTGAAGAGGCTGACGCCCTGAAGCAGGAAAACGCAAGGTTGAAGGGAGAAAACGAGAGTATCAAAAATGACTTCACGTCAGTAAAAGACACGGCAACCAAGACATCAGAGAGCGTTGCAAAATCTACAACTGACGCATTCTGGAAAGCAGTTAAGAGTCAGACTCCTAATTTCGACAAATACAACGGAGAAGCTTCGGGAGAGAATGCGGATCCAAGGTGGGTAAATTTTCTAAGCGGATATGATGAGAATATGACCCAATACAGGGTAAAAGCGCAGAAGGCAATAGACGACATGAATGCTGATGATTTAGTCGCGGTTGTGAAAGACTTTGAAAAGCTTATCGGCGAAAACGCGGAAAACAAGAGATCTGGGCTTGAAAAACAGATACTCCCCGATTCGGGTTCTGCGGCTACCGGTGGTAAGAGCGGAAAGATAAGGCCAGTCACAGAAGATGATTTGGACTTCGCACAAAAAATGATGCAACAAGGGAAGCTATCTTCAGGCGATTTTAATAAATTACTTGAAAGATATAAACAACAACAAATGCAGGCGCGGGGAAGATAAACAGCATGTTAAGGTTAAAAATATCCCGCTTGCTATCTAACTTAAAGGAGAATTGATTATGCCTATAGGAGCAGCAGCGGGGACACCGCAATATTCAGGTAATTATGTACCGACATATTTCAGCAAAAGGATGGTTGTCGAACTGTACGAGGCAACCTGTCTCAAGGAAGTTACTAATAATAACTACCTTGACGAAATAAAAAAAGGTGGAGACGCAGTAATAGCGAGAACCCTGCCCGATATTACTATCCGGGAAAGAGCGAAAAACGGGGAAATCATTATTGAAAACCTCGATAATCCTCCTGTAACCGTTTCGATAGATCATGAAAAGTATTTCTCTTTCGTGATTGACCGTGTTGACGAGTTTCAGAGCGATTTGGATCTTCAGGGTAGATGGGCTGAACATGGCGGAAAAAAGATGAACATCAATATCGAAACAGCTATTTTCGCTGATATCTACGCCGATGCGAGTATCTATAACGCCGGATTAACGGCAGGAAAGCAAACTGCCGGTTATAATCTGGGCGTAAGCGGTACGCCATTTGTCGTAACAAAAACCAATGCTTACGATAAAACAGTTGATTGCAATTCCTGCCTGGATGAGCAGTTCGCAGAAGATAATGGGAGGTTTATCGTAGTGCCTCCGGCCATGGCCAACCTCTACCAGAAAGGCGATCTGAAGGATGCCAACGTGTATAAGGATGGAGAGCCCGTCGCTAAAAACGGATGGATGGGTACAATGCCTTTAACTGGCATGAAAGTTTACAAGGTCAATACCCTGACAGCCGTTACAGATGGCGCTTATACCTGTTTTCATGTCCTTTTCGGACAGAAAGAAGGTACTTGCTATGCTTCGCAGTTGAATGAACTGAAAATCGGCGAGGATGTAAAGATCAGGGGTAAGGTATGCAGTGGTTTCAATGACTTCGGTTATAAAGTCGTCAAAGAAGAACTCCTGGGCGATTTCTATTGCCGTTTTGTCAATGCTGACGATTAATAACTAAGGCCCTTCCCGGAGAGGTTCGGCGGGCCTACAAACTTTTTAAAAAAGGAGTGTAAATTATGAGTACATATCAATGGAAGGGGGCGGGCTATGGCCTGCCTGGTTTTGGCAGGGAAAGGCTTTATAAAAAAATAGACGTTCCTGCCCTTATAGCGGCAGGAGCATACTCCGGTCTGGCATTGACAACCGCACCGAATACTGGAGTTGCACTTGCGTCAACCGGATTTGCGGCAGATGATATTCTCGAAATCTTCTGGGTTCCGAAAGGCACAATGGTTGAAAAGTGTGGATGCTATACCATCACAGGGGAAGGCGCCACATGTACTATTAATGCCGGAGTGACGTCTGCTACAGAAACAGAGGACGCAACAGATATCGATGGATGGGGAATATTCAGCATTGAGACAGCAGGGGCTACCGACGCGACAACAGACGGCACGGCCGCCGATGCCTTTGGTAACGATGATGTTCCTGGCGGTGAGCTGTATATCACAAACGGATCAATCGATATTGAGTTCAATCACGGAACTATGACTATGATG